GTAGGGCATCCTTTTTAGCACGAATGGGCAATATGCCTGGCGCTGAGATGAAAGATGGAAAGCCTACCCGACTTTTACTTTCTCTTAGAGCTTGGGGCGCAACGTCCAAGGAAGACGCAAAGGCTAAAGCTAAAGCGATCTCTAAGAGGAATAGTAAATGAGGCCAGTATCAGTCGGACTTAACCCCACAGCCAATACGCTGACAACTGTTTTTACAGTTCCTACGGGTTATTACGCCAAGTTTACTGTGATGTACATTCACAATACTGGTGGCTCGACTAAGCACATTACTGTTCAGTGGTATGACGCAAGTGCGGCTACTACCTTAGATATTCTCACTGCTTACAATTTGACTTCTAAAGAATACCTACAGTTTGATGGTGTGGCTTACATTGTTTTAGAAGAAGGCGATAGGCTTCAAATTACTACTGAAGCCTCAAGTTCCTTCAGTTTTATTGCAACATTTGAGGTTCAGGGAGCACAAAGAACATGACCTACTTAGAACTTGTAAATGATGTTCTCACCCGATTGCGTGAGACTAATGTTTCTACAGTCTCAGAAACTGCCTATTCCGCATTGGTTGGCAAGTTTGTCAATGATGCTAAACGTCAGATTGAAGATTCCTATAACTGGAATGTTTTATCTCAAACAATCACAGTTACTACTGTTAGTGCCACAAGTTCTTATTCTTTGACAGGTGCGGGTCAGAAGTTTCGTATTAACGATGCTATCAACACTACCAGTGTTATAACTTTAGACAACACTACAACTGCGGATATGAACCGCAAGTTGAACTTTGGTACACCTTCACAGTCTATTCCTTCAGAGTTCTGCTTTAACGGGGTAGATGGTAGTGGCGACACAAAGATTGATCTGTTTCCCGTTCCTGATGGTGTTTACACGCTGAAGTTTGATTTGACTATCCCACAAGCTAATCTGTCTGCTGATGGCACTTCAGTCAAAGTATTGGACTATTTGGTGACTCAAAGTGCCTATGCCCGTGGGTTGATTGAGCGTGGTGAGGACGGAGGCACTGCTTCTAATGAGGCTTATGCTTTGTTCCGTGGAATGCTATCTGACGCTATTGCATTGGAAAGCACTCGTTACCCTGAAGATAACTTTGTGGCGGTCTAATGTCTGCTCCTCTACAAAGTCAAAGCATTAGCGCACCAGGCTTTTATGGCCTGAACACGCAAGACTCGCCTTTAGATTTATCTTCTGGCTTTGCTTTAACTGCGTCTAATTGTGTGATTGACCAATTTGGTCGTATTGGCGCACGTAAAGGTTTTACACTTGTAAACGCTTCATCAGGTAATCTAGGCTCTAACAATGTGGGTGTAATCCATGAATTAGTCCAAACTGATGGCACTTTGACTGTTCTGTTTGCGGGAAACAACAAGCTATTCAAACTTGGTACTTCTAACGCAGTGACTGAGTTGACCTATGGTGGTGGTGGTTCTGCTCCTACTATCACGGCATCTAATTGGCAATGTGCATCTTTGAATGGCATTGCTTATTTCTTCCAAACTGGTCACGATCCACTAATATTTGACCCCGCTGTCAGCACAACGACATTTAGACGGGTATCTGAGAAGTCAGGCTATGTAGGAACTGTTCCTTTAGCCAACATTGCTATCTCAGCATTTGGTCGTTTGTGGGTGGCTAATACATCTACAGATAAGGTCACTATTACCTTTTCTGACCTGATTGCGGGTCATGTATGGTCTGGTGGTACTTCAGGAACATTGGATGTTTCTAGGGTTTGGCCTAATGGTGCTGACGAGATCATGGGTCTAGCGGCTCACAATGATTTCTTTTTCATCTTTGGTAAACGACAGATTCTTGTTTACTCAGGTGCTTCTACTCCCGCATCCTTGGTTCTGTCAGACACAGTAGGCTCTATTGGGTGTATTGCTAGGGACACTATTCAGTCAATTGGTACTGATGTGATTTTCTTGTCAGACTCAGGTATTCGTTCTTTGATGAGGACTATTCAAGAGAAGTCTGCACCACTTAGAGACTTGTCTAAGAATGTTCGTTCTGACCTTATTTCATCTTTAGCAGTAGAGACTTTGGCTAATCTGAAGTCTGTTTACTCAGAGAAGAATGCCTTTTACTTGTTGACCCTACCAGTAACAGGTCAAGTCTTCTGCTTTGATACAAAGATGCAATTGCAAGATGGTGCTTTTAGGGTAACCAAGTGGGACTCTATTACTCCTACTTCGTTGTACTCACTCAGGAATGGTGATCTGTATATTGGTAAGAGTGGCTTTATTGGCAAGTATGGAAGTTTCTTAGATAACACTTCTACTTACCGATTAAGCTACTTCACCAACCATGCAGACCTTGGTAATGAGAATCAGATTTCTATTCTCAAACGAATCAAGGCCATCATCATTGGTGGCTCTAACCAGTTTGTGACGATCAAGTGGGGCTTTGACTTTGCTGCCAACTATTTGTCAGGCAATGCTTTTATCCCTACTCAACAAAACTATGAGTACGGCCTTGCTGAGTACGGAGTAGCAGAATACTCGGGTGGACTCTTGATTAAGACACTAGATGTAAATGCTTCTGGTGCGGGTAAAATTGTTCAAACAGGTTACGAAACCACTATCAACGGCACTCAACTGTCAATTCAGAAGATTGAAATTCAATCTAAGAACGGGAAAATATCATGAGTAATTACACAAAAAGTACCAACTTTGCGACTAAAGATAACCTGACCCCTGGCGATCCACTCAAGGTCGTTCGAGGTACTGAGATTGATACTGAGTACAACAACATTGCTACTGCCATTGCGACAAAGACAGATAACTCTGCTGCCGCAATTACTGGTGGTTCAATCACAGGTATTACAGACTTAGCGGTTGCTGACGGAGGAACTGGTGCTTCTACTGCGGCTGGTGGTTTAAACAATCTTTTGCCTACCCAGACAGGTAATGCAAATAAGTATCTACAGACTGATGGCACAAATGCCACATGGGATGCGGTCACTCTCTCTACTGCTGACATTACAGGAACTCTTCCTGTTGCTAATGGTGGTACTGGTGTAACTAGCTCAACAGGTACAGGCAATGTAGTGTTGTCAAACTCGCCAACACTGGTGACTCCCGCATTGGGAACTCCCGCTTCTGGTGTGGCAACTAATCTAACTGGTCTGCCAATCTCTACGGGTGTGAGTGGTTTGGGTACGGGTGTAGCTACCTTCTTGGGTACGCCATCATCTGCCAACTTAGCTTCTGCCGTATCTGACGAAACAGGATCAGGTGCTTTGGTGTTTGCCAATAGCCCAACATTAGTTACTCCTGCTCTAGGCACTCCATCAGCCTTGGTAGGCACAAACATCACAGGTACTGCTTCAGGTCTGACTGCGGGTAACGTCACAACTAATGCTAACTTAACAGGTGCAGTCACTTCTGTTGGCAATGCAACATCTTTGGGTTCATTCAGTTCTGCTAACCTTTTGGGTGCTTTGACAGACGAAACAGGAACAGGATCAGCAGTATTTGCTACCTCTCCTACTCTAGTTACTCCTATCCTTGGAACACCTACTAGCGCAACCTTAACGAACGCTACAGGTCTTCCTATCGCTACAGGTGTATCAGGTCTTGGTAGTGGTGTAGCAACCTTTCTAGCTACTCCATCAAGTGCAAACCTAGCGGCTGCTTTGACCGATGAAACTGGTAGCGGTGCAAACGTCTTTGCGACAAGCCCGACACTTGTTACCCCTATCCTTGGTACTCCAACAAGCGCAACATTGACTAATGCAACTGGCCTACCCTTAACAACTGGAGTGACAGGAACTTTACCAACTGCCAATGGCGGTACAAACCTAACATCATTCACATCAGGCGGTGTGGTTTACGCATCTAGTTCTAGTGCATTGGCTACTGGCTCTGCGTTTACGTTTGATGGGACTCAGGCTAAATTAACTGCAAATCCACCAACTTTAAATTTTAATTCAACTGTAAACAATTCAGCAAGAGGGTTGTTATTTGAAAATAGTGGAACTCAATTTGCAAGGATGACTGCAAACTTTAACAACGGAGATTTTCGTTTTGTAAGTGGTGAAAGTGGGCAATCTGGTTACTTTTTTACTTGGTATGTTGATGGCACAAGAACTATGGACTTGACCTCAACAGGGTTGGGTATTGGTACAAGTTCGCCAGCTTCTAAACTTCATGTAGCTACTACTGGCACTGTAAATGATATACAGATGACAGGCAGTGGAACTGCGGGTACTTATGTGCAAATGACCACTACAGGTGGAGTATTTACCGTTGGTTTAGACAATAGTACAGGTGGAGTTTTTGGTGGAGCCGCTTACTCAGGTAATTTCTATATGAGTGGTGCGTATCCAATGATATTTTGGACTAATGGCGCAGAACGAGCCAGAATACCTGCGGCAGGTGGCTTTCAATCAAAGACAACAATTTCAGTCGGAGATGCAACCCCATCAACAAGCGGTGCTGGCATCACATTCCCCGCAACTCAATCAGCATCATCAGACGCTAATACTTTGGATGACTATGAAGAAGGGACTTTTACGCCTACTTTTACCGGCGCAACAGTTGTTGGAACGCCAACCTACGCATTAACATACACAAAAATTGGGCGATTTGTGCGTTTCACTCTCTACATAACGAGCACGACATCATTCGCATCGGGGTCAAGGACAGGTTGCTTTTTCTCGCTACCTTTCCCCTCGTCTGGGGGGGTCGGGGGGGTGTTGTCTGCTGTCAATGCTGGCAGTAATGCGGAGTACGGGCAGAACACGATTGCGAACAACGACATCGCCTATTTGCCAGTAATTACGGCCACCAGCGACATCTTAGTTGACGGACAATACTTCACAACTACTTAACACATCTAAATTTAATTAACTCGGCCATATTAGCCAAGTCGGACACTTAACTAAAGGAAATTAAAATGTCTTTAACAAAACAAGCGGTCATTGACCAAATTACAGTTACAGAAAATGGCATCATTTTTTATCGTGAAGCAACTCGCATCATGGAAGATGGCAATCAAATCAGCCAAACCTACCATCGGTCAAGCCTCACACCCGCACAAGACCTGACAGGCGTTCCAGCTAATGTCGTTGCAATTTGCAATACAGTCTGGACTGCTGAAGTGATTGCGGCTTATCAAGCGGCTCAAGAAAGCACAGCACCATGAACACAATAACTTGGTCAATTACGGCAATGAACTGCTCAACAACTGAGCAAAACCCTGACACAGTAATTGTGTGTCATTGGACTTGCGCAGGAACAGACGGAACGTACAACGCTTCTATCTATTCCACTTGCTCAGTGCCATCACCTACTGGCTCATTCACGCCATACGCTGATTTAACGCAGTCTCAGGTGCTTGATTGGTGCTATGCCAACGGAGTGGACAAGTCTGCCACTGAAGCGGCTGTAGAGGCTCAACTGCAAGCGCAGATTAACCCGCCTGTGGTAACTCCTGCTTTGCCTTGGAGTGCAGCATGAAATTAGAGTTAGACGTTAACGAGATTAACTTTGTATTACAAACTTTGGGGCAGTTGCCCTCTAGTAGTGGCGTGTGGCCTCTTATCGTAAAGATTAAAGAACAGGCTGAAGCGCAAGTTCCTAAAGAAGCGGAGTAATCATGGCAGTGTCAAGTCAAGACATACTGAACTTCTTGTTGGCTAACCCCAACATGAGTGATGCCGATATTGCTGCGGCAATGGATATGTATGGCGTGACACCCGCAATGATGGCTCAAGCAGTGGGAATTCCTGTTCAGCAAGTACAACAACGATATGAACAAGTGCAACCACAGGGCTTGTTTACTGCTCAAGAACCAATAAAAACACCTGAGCTTGCTTACAATCCTGAGCCTGCCCCAGAACCAGTTTATGCAGACCCAACTTATGCAGATCCATTTTATGAAGATATTACTTCTGTAGCTCCTGCATATGTTGCTCCAGAACCAGTTTATGTAGCACCTGAACCAGTTGCTCAACCAATACTTACTCAACCAGTTATCACACCAGAACCCGTTGTTCCACCAATTGTTTCATTGGAAACACCAGTTATCACACCAGAGCCACAAACGACACAAGAGGCAACCACTATGGCTGTAACTAGCAAACAAATTATAGATTTCTTACTTGCCAATCCGAATATGACGGACGCACAGATTGTTGGGGCTATGGAGCAATATGGGGTTTCTCCTGCTCAGATGGCTACGGCTGTTGGGCTAAAAGAAGGTGAAGTTGCTTCCCGTGTAGCGGTTACTGTTCCTCAAGGACAAACTATTACCCTTGGCGACACCATTGTTCAGCCCGTATATCAAACTACTGGTTCTGGAATGGATCAGCAAGTAGGTGGACTTGAGAATGTTATTACCTATAAAGCTACTGATAACAAGGCTGGTGGAGCGTATACCCAATACACATCTACTGGTGAAGTAGAGAAAACTGGCACTCAACAAGAAGTTAAAAGCGGTTTAAAAGAGTTTGCAATAGGTGCGGGGTTACTCCTTGGATTGCCAACCATATTAAATGCGGGTGCTACAACAGCTTTAACGGCTACTGAGCTTGCCCAGTTAGATTTGGCTACGGGTGGTTTAGGAGGGACAGCTGGTGGAGCTTCGTTAGTTGGCGGGGCTACTGTTCCAACAATAACCTCTTTAACTGGTGGTAGCGGCCTTCTTACTGGTGCGGCAGGTGGTATTACTGCTGAGTCTGTGGCGGCTAAATTAGCGGCAGATGCGGCTACTCAATTTGAGTTACTTAATGCGGGTGCAGGTGCATTTACACCGACAACACTAACTCCAGTAAATACAACACCACTTATTACACCTCCTCCAATAGTTCCTCCTGTTGTTGCTCCCCCCGTGGTTGCACCACCGGTTGTAGCTCCCCCTGTAGTTGCCCCTCCCGTGGTAGCACCTCCTGTAGTTGCACCGCCCGTAGTTGCACCTCCTGTAGTAGCTCCTCCAATAATTCCTCCTGCGGTTACTGCAGCGGCAACATCATTGATTCCTTCGGCAGTAAAGAGTTTGTTTACACCTACAAACATTGGTAATTTCGTTACGAGTGGCGCACAGACTGCGGCAGGTCTTCTCCAACAACAAACATCTCGTGAAGCGGCTCAACGTGCCCAACAGATGATTGATGCTGAGACTGCAGCTGCCAAACAATCTGCGGCTTTCCGTCCTATCGGAATGACTACTCGCTTTGGTACTTCACAGTTTGCAGTCGATCCTGTAACAGGTCAATTGACAAGCGCAGGGTACACACTAAGTCCTGAAGCTAAGAATGCTCAAGATCGCTTGGTTAAGTTGGCTGAGTCTGGTTTACAACAAGCTGAAGGCGCACAAGCACAGTTTGCTCCTCTACAAACAGGCGCACAAAGTTTGTTTGGTTTGGGCAATCAATACTTGGCTCAATCCCCACAAGATGTTGCACAAAACTATCTCAATCAGCAGATGGCTTTGTTGCAACCTGGTCGTGAGTTAGAGTTGGCTAATCTGCAAAACAGACTCCAACAACAAGGTCGTGGCGGTTTATCTGTTGCTCAAGGTGGCACTTTGGGTGCTACGACTCCTGAACTACAGGCATTGTTTAACGCTCGTGCGCAACAAGAAGCATTACTTGCGGCTAATGCTCAACAATATGGACAACAAAACGTCTTGTTTGGTGCGGGACTATTGGGCCAAGGCTCACAAGCTATGGGTCAGTACTATGGTGGTCAGCAAGCCGCTTATGCGCCTTACACGACTGCTTTGGGACAGGTTCAAGGTTTGGAGCAAATGGCACAACAACCCTTTACTATGGGCGCACAACTCGGTCAAACAGCGTCTACTGCGGGTGCTAGGGCGGGTGCTTTGGGCTTAGAGGGTGCAAATATCAGTCAAAGACTTGCTACAGGTGCAGATGCAACTAGAAACCCATACTCTTCTGCATTGTCTGGAGCCGCTGCTAATCCTTTATTTGGTCAATTAGTGGGTGGGTTGTTTGGTAGTCAACCTGCCACAAGTGGCTTTAGTTATGGACAATATGGAACTGGTATAGACCCATCGACAGGCGAATACTTCGGTTCGCTTTACTTCTAAGGAATCATCATGGCAGAAAATATCGTAGCGGGTCTGTTTGGACTAACCCCCGAAATGTATGGTGAGCAACAACGCAGAAGTGCTTTGCGTGAGGGTATTGACCTTGCCAAACTGACTCCTGGTGAAGCGGGTGCGGCAATGACCTATGCGGGTGCTAGAGGGCTTACTGGTGCTATTGCGGGTGCTTTAGGTGTACAAGACCCTGCTCTTATGCGTATGACGCAACGCAATCAATTACTACAAGAGATGGATATTAGCAATCCTGAATCTATGATTGAGGTGGCTAAAAAGGCTACAAGTATTGGCGACAATGAGTTTGCTATGGCTTTAGTTGACAAAGCCCGAAAGACCCAAAGTGAAATAGCTTTGGCGCAGCAACGTTTGGCGGCAGGACAAGCATCGTTGGCATCAGCTTCTCGTGAGCGTCAACAAGCAGTTAATCCAAATATTCAGATTGCCAATGAGATTGGCACTTTGGAAACTTCTCTATTAGACATTGAGAATGCTCCTGATAGTCCAGATCGTACTAGAGCCAAAAACTTGTTAAATTCTCGTCTTACAGCATTAAAGAGCTTAACTGCAAAACCTGAGAAAGAAAAAATATCTGCATTTGGTCAGGAACTTGTGGATGCAGGATTGACCCCAGGTACTGAGCCATACATCAAGAGGATGAATGAGTATTTAAATTCAAAAATTGAAGGTACTAAAAAAGGTACTGGTAATGTCAGTCTTGGAGGCATTACTGTTGATACGGGCGTTGCTTCTAAAGAGGCAAGCAAGATTATTGGTCAAAACGTAGCCAATATTGAAACTCAATTTTCATTAAAGACTGCTTTTGATGATGCCATCAAATTGGTTAATCAAGGCATTTATGGCGGTGCTTATGGGCCTGAGAAACAGTTTTTAGCTAAATTTACAGGTATTGGTAGCCCTCAAAAGGTTGAAAATACTGAAGTATTTATGGCAAACATTGGTGAGATTGTTATTCCTCGCTTGCAACAGTTTGGTGGTAATGACTCTAATGAAGAGTTGAAATACTTGCAAAAAGTCGTTGCTGGTGAATTGCGAATGGAGCCAAAAGCAATGTTGCGAGTTCTTGAGAGTGCAGAGCGAAAAACAAGAAACAATATTGAGCGTCTTCAGAAGCAAACATCTGGCAAGCCAGGAGAAGCATTGCCAACAACACCAATGAATGCGCCTCTAGGTTCGCCACAAAACCCAATCAAGCTGAAGGACAAATAATCATGGCTACCATTTATGAATACAAAGGTGTGTCTTATGAGTTGCCTGATGGTTTGACTGAAGATGCGGC